ATATATGGCATCGAAAAAGAGCGTAGGATGCAACAGTGGTTGCGTCGTTTGTGGCTTTTGCAAGAACGTCTTGGAATTAGTTTCGATCCCCAAATGGGAAATTTCGAGACAAAGTCTGATAGACGTAGGAAGTTCCATAGGAATAAGGAAGCAAGAGTCAAAGGATGTATTAGGAGGACCGGAAAAGGAAAGAAGAAAGGATGGAGATCCGATGAAGGTGATATGTTTACACCTCAGTTAGGTTCAATAGCAGTAGCTAAAGTTTTATCGAACTTGGCCAATATTCAAGGCATTCCGCTCACCCCGGATGTATTGAATAAGGTTGAAGATTTGATTGCTTATTATATCTCTGCAAAAGATTGTACTAGCACATCAGGTTTCCTCGCTACGACATTTTTGTATCTTAAAACTCACTATCATAAGTCTGTTGCTGATTCGGCAATGACATATATTACTGAGTATTTAGACGCAACTTTTGACGCTCAGACTGGTGAGGTCAATGTTGTAGCTGATGATGACAAACCTAGTTGGTTATTGCTCCTTAAGGAGGTTCAAGCTAATTGGGCACTTGTCATCAGGAATGAAGGATTCAAGAAGATATCACATGTTCTTAGTTTATGCTTAGCATTAGGACTTTGTGATGCTGCAGATCTTGATTTCCAAATTGGAGGAATGAAATTGTTTTCCGTTGGAGCTTACAATAAGCAGGCAACTGCTGTGGATCTTGTTGACGCAGCGTTCGAAACTATTGTCCACTTCACAGAAGGTGGATATATGTGTTTTGAGCGTAAGTCGATAAAACCACTTTTGTATGGCAATATGGAAAGCGAAGAGTTCGAGGAGAAGTTTGCAAAATGTCTTCGTTGTCATGAATATGCTCGGTGCGGGAACTTGGAGAAATTCGAAGGTATGTCCGAGAATGATTACGAAGCTTTGCTTGCACAGTGTATCGAGAAGGTACAAATGTTGATTACTACTAGCCGAGGAGTTATTGAGAAGAACATCTTTAGACGTAAACTTGATACTCTGCGACAGTGGCAAGCTACATTTAGACAGACTCGTGTACAAGGAGGACTCCGTGAGGCCCCATATTCGATTGGTGTATATGGTGGAACTGCCGTTGGTAAGTCCACCATTGCGAATATTCTGATGGTGACCACGCTATTGCGTAATGGTTATACTGCTACAGATGATCGCATTGTTACTCTTAATGAGAGGGACAAATTTATGTCGAATTATAGGTCCTACACAAATGGAGTTCTTATTGATGATATTGGAAATACTAAACCAGATTTTGTTGAGAAAGCACCTACTACCTTAATGTTGGAATTGGTCAATAACGTACGTATGTATGCTAATATGGCCGAAGCCGAGATGAAGGGTAAGGTGTCGATCGAACCGAAGGTGGTTATTGGTACTAAAAATGTCAAAGATACTTGTGCTACTGTGTACTCGAATGAACCGGCCTCTATCACACGTCGTGACCGCATTACTCTTACTTGCAAAGTCAGACCAGAGTATGCAGTCCATGATATGTTGAATGAGGACAAAATTCGAGCGCTTCATCCAGAAGGTGCGCCGCTTATCCCAGATTTTTGGTTGATCACAGTCGAAAAATCATTTCCTGTGAAAAACAAAACCAAGGGAAAAGCTGCCACCGTAGGCTGGGAAGTTGTTGATTGGAATGGAAAACCACTTGAAGATATCAGTCTTGCTGAGTTTATTCGTTGGTGCGGTCAAGATTCTGAAAAATTTTACCGCTCTCAAAAGGAGTTTGTTGAGAACCAGACGAATTTAGCAGGTAGACTTGTGATCTGTCCTGAGTGTAAATTTCCAAAACCAGATGTTTGTCAGTGTGATACACCTTTTCACCAGGTGTTACACAAGATGGATTCTCGCTGTGTAACAGGTTACTGTACCCGTTGCGAAGCGCATCATGAAGAAGAATTTTTCGATTCTGATGCATCGCAGGACGAGGAAGAGTTAGAAGAAATCTATGACAATCAAGTAGGAGAGAGATTAGTAGCTGCTATGCTACCACGTGTCCGTCGTTGGGATAGGTGGTGGCATCGCAAGACATCATATTGGACCTCTGCAATCGAGGCTCGTGCAACCGAAATGCTCTTAGAGCGATTGGATTGGCTTGAGACTTCTCGTTGGGTTCGCTGGACTAACTGGATGCCGACGGAATGGATTGAGAAAGATTGGATGAAAAATATCGTCTGGTTCTCACGTAAAGTGGAACTAGAAGAAAGGATTCGTCGTTCTTATCTAAACCATATTGTTAGCATGATGGCTATTCTGGCGATCGCAGCTATGTTCAAGTGGTGGCTACTCATACTATTGTATTTTCCTCTCGCTGGTATTTCAGGTGTTGTAAACTATGAGAAAAATAAGTTGTATACTGAAGTTTCTGAGGACAACAAGGCTATGCCCAAAGTATTCAAGATGTACCGTAACAGGCATGTTAAATGGATTACTGGGGCTTGTCTTATTGTAGCTAGTTTATACGCCTTGTCACAAATTTGGAAGGCAGTTCAGGTAGTACCTTCAGCTCAAGGCAATTTGGCTCCCACCACTATGGTGGAGATCAAAGAGCGTGATGCTGAGGTGAACCCATGGGCTGGAGCATTTACTACTCCTATGCCTTGTAGTGACAAATCCAAAACAGCGACTCCAGATCAATTGGAAAGTAATGTATTTGACAATTTGTGCCATATGCACATCCAGGTAGATGATAACGGTAAAGAGCGTCACTTTGAATGTGATGCTTTTTTCCCTAAGTCTAATGTCGCACTTGTGCCACAGCACATGTGGATCGCGGATGATGTTAAGGCCAGGTTTACTCGTCATTCTCCAGAGAATATCGGAGGTAACTTCGAATGTTTTCTTTATAAGAAGAATAGTGTGAGTATTCCGAATACAGATCTTTCTTTGGTCTGGGTTCCTAATGGAGGAGATTGGAAAGATCTCACCGATTATTTACCTTTAGATCGCTTTGCCGATGTACCCGGGCGTCTTATTTATAAGAAGTCCGATGGTACTAGTGTTAAGTCGAGACTGAAGATGGAATGCGGTGATGTGAACACTTATGCCGCTAGTTTCTTTGGTGCTACATACAATTTAACCTTCGAAACATTCGAGGGATTGTGTATGGCACCGGTTATTACCGAAACTAAAGGACCACTTATTGGTGGCTTCCATTTAGGCGGTAAGAACGGAGAAACACGTGGCTGTTCAGGTTTGCTAACTTTATCTCAGTTTGAACGCGCTTTTGCCGATTTGGGCAAGAAACCGAATGTTGTGTTGGCAAAGAGTTCTGGGACAATTCCTAAGAAACTCTATGACGTACAATTTTTCGAGAGCACGGACATTCACCCTAAGAGTCCTATTAATTTTTTGCCCCATGGTACTAATTGTAAGTATTATGGACAAGTTAAAGGTAGGGTGACTTACAAAACTGAGGTTAGGGAGACCATCATTTCCAAGCACGTGGAGGACGTGTGTGGAGTCCCTCAGAAATGGGGTGGTCCAAAGTTTGGTACTTGGCAACCTTGGCAAGCCTCCCTACAATATTCCACTAAGCCGTCCTGCGGTATTGAAGGATCATTGTTGGAGAGGGCTTCCGAAGACTATACCAAAGCCATTCTTGAAATGTTGGATGAGATTCCAGGACTATCTGTTGATGTTAGACCACTTACAGAAATGGAAGTGATCTGTGGACGTGACGGTGTGCGGTTTATCGATAAGATGCCGCCATCCACATCCATTGGATATCCCCTGAGTGGGCCTAAGTCAAATTTTTTGACTTTGTGCGATCCAGAGGATTTTCCAACTCATCAGTGTCCTGCTATTCTTGATCAACGTTTTTGGGATCACGCATATGAGATGGAGGAACTCTACTTAAAAGGTGAGAGAGCTTACCCAATTTTTAAGGCTTGTCTTAAGGATGAGCCGACGAAGCTTGATAAGGATAAAGTACGAGTATTTCAGGGAGCACCTATTGCCTTGCAATTGCTCATCCGTAAGTACTACTTGCCTATCGCACGTGTTTTGTCCATGCTACCTCTTACATCTGAGTGTGCTGTCGGTATTAATGCGCAAGGTCCTGAATGGGATCAATTGGCTAAGCATGTAGCTAAGTATGGCAAAGAACGCATTCTTGCTGGTGATTACAGTAAGTATGACCTTCGTATGCCTGCTCAGGTTATGTTTAGCGCTTTTCGCATTATGATGGATATCGGTCGCCACTGTGGTTATACAGAGAGAGATTTGGCTATTATGGAAGGAATTGCTACTGACGTATGCTATCCGCTTATGGCTTATAATGGTGATTTAATTCAACATTATGGTTCTAACCCATCTGGTCAAAACTTAACTGTATACATTAACTCTATTGTTAATGCTTTATTATTTCGATGTGCTTATTATCATATTTACAAAGATCGCACCAATTTACCGGAGTTCCGTGAAGTGTGTTCACTGATCACATATGGGGACGATGCAAAGAGTTCTGTAGAAGAGTTATTCCCTGAATTCAATCATATTGCAGTGGCTAAGTTTCTTGAGGAACGTGATATGAAATTCACGATGCCTGATAAAACATCTAGCCCAACGCCTTATATGAAGGATGAGGAAGCTGATCTATTGAAGCGTGCTAATATCTTTTGTGAGGACACGGGAATGATTATGGGAGCGTTGGATGAGGACTCTATCTTCAAGAGTCTTCATGCTACTCTCAAGTCAAGCGCAATTACACGAGAGCAACAAGCGATGCAAAACATTGATGGGGCTCTCCGTGAATGGTTCGCTTATGGCCGTGATCATTATGAAATGAGACGCGAACAGATGCTAGAGATTGCCAAGCGTGCTGATATCTCTCATGGCTGCACAGTACTTCATGAATCATATGATGATAGATTGAAGGTGTGGAAGGAGAGATATGAGTAAGCGCTCTACCAATGTCTTGGGCAGACATTAAATGCATCCATCCACTGTCTTGGGCAGACATTAAATGCATCCGCGGTGTCTTGGGCTGACGAAAAACGCATCCGTTTTGTCTTGGGAAGACAATAAAAGCATCCCTCTGGGCGTAACCTACCACGTCTATCGGAACCAAAAGGGGGCACTCTGTATTGGGTTACCACGCATTCCCAATATGTCAGTCATTGGGAGATGATGAAGGCTTGCAGAGTGAGGCATTTTCCTCGTAAAATACCCCTATTTAGGGGAGTGTTCGCCGCACGTAAGACTGACGCACGCTGTACTGGTTGAGTCACCTTTACAAGCGTTAATGAAGACTTACTACAACAAATACAAAAAGATTTAATGTAACAATAAATGAGGAAAATTTGGAGTCACAACACCAAAATGTTAGGTTTAGCGACCAGACTCCACAATGGGACTACACCGTAGATAGTATGCCAGATAATACTTTTAAGATTGCTGATACTGACGACGCGTCGTTAGAAAATTTCTTTTCGCGTCCAATCAAGATTCAATCTTATAATTGGGGAACTGGTACTAATTTATTTGAGACTTTTAATCCCTGGCAAGATTTCTTTGAGAACACCAGGGTTATCAATCGTATTACGAATTATAATCTTTTACGGTGCAAACTTAAAGTCAGGATCATGCTCAACGGTAATGGTTTTCATTACGGTCGTGCGATCGCGTCGTATATACCTCTCCACAATCTCGATGATTTTACGAAAGACAGGGCGTTTTTTATCGAAGATGTGGTCGAGGCTAGTCAACGGCCGCACGTATATTTGGATCCTACGACTAGCCAAGGTGGTACACTTACTCTCCCCTTTGTTTGGTATGAGAATGCATTAAGAATTCCCGACCAAGAGTGGAGAAATATGGGAGATATTATTATTCACGGGATGCAAAATTTGAAACATGCCAATGGTGCTACAGATTCTGTTACGGTTTCTATATTCGCTTGGGCTGAAGAAGTTTCGCTTTCTATTCCTACCGCAAATGAACCAGGTTCACTTGCGCCTCAGATGGGCGAGATCTTTACTCCTCAAGTAAAGGATGAATATGGTTCTGGCCCGATTTCACGCCCCGCAGGTATAGTGGCTAAGGCTGCCGGTGCTTTGAGTAAAGTTCCTGTGATTGGTAAGTATGCAAGGGCTACAGAGATGGCCGCATCAGCAGTATCCAGTGTTGCAACAATGTTTGGATATTCACGTCCTGTGGAACTTGCAGATATTACACCGTATAAACCTACTTATTTGGGTAATATGGCAAATACAAATGTGCCTGATACTAGTAATAAATTGACACTTGATGCCAAGCAAGAACTCACAATTGATCCACGAGTGATGGGTCTTGGTATGACAGATGAAATGACAATTAAGTCCATTGCACAAAGAGAGTCTTTTTTGACTCAATTTGGGTGGGCTGTCGCTGATACCACGGAAACATTACTGTGGAATAGTGAGGTATGTCCTGTATTGTGGAATACACTGTCTAGTACACCACAGGAATTACATTTTCCAGCGTGTTGTTTTGCTACTTTACCATTTAAAAGGTGGCGGGGTACAATGAAATTTAGATTTCAGATTGTTGCTTCCACTTTTCATAAAGGTAGATTAAAAATTACTTATGATCCTTCATATCCTGTGACAAATGAATATAATACAAATTATACGTATATTATTGATTTAGCCAAAGAACGTGATTTCACGATCGAAGTTGGTTGGGGTCACGAGAAGAGTCTAATTAATCATCGTACACCTGGAGTTGATAATCCACCTTATGGAACAACTCCGTTAGGTGGTGATCCTGGTGGATTTGCAAATGGTATAATTTCCGCTTACGTCGTGAATGAACTTACCGTTCCTAATTCTACGGTTAATAATGACATAGAAGTTAATGTTTTTGTTTCAATGGGTGATGATTTTGAGGTTTTTGATCCCGATTCATCCGACATTGAAGATCTTGTCTGGTTTCAACCGCAAGTTGGGGAAGTATTTACACCTCAGATGGCAGAACAGGATGGTTCTAATCCAGATTCCGATCTTACGAAGAATGAGGATGAACCAATGAAAATGGAAGCATCTGAGACATTAGCAGTACCTTTGAGCGATCAGGATCATACAATATGTGTGTATTATGGAGACCCAGTAACATCTTTTCGACAATGTCTTAAAAGATATAATTGGCACTCAGCAGTTTCACCATCGGTCAATAGTAAAATTATTTTTTCATTGATAAATAATAATTTTCCATATTATCGTGGTTATGCTCCTGGTGCTGTTCATTTAACAGATGAATCTGGAGTCCCAGTACCATATAATTTTTGCAAAATGACACTTCTTAATTATGTAACTCCCGCATTTACATGCGTTCGTGGTGGATTAAGATGGAAATATCTGCGAACAGGAGGTTCCACTAGTGATACGTCTCTTATGCAACTAAAACGTGTTGCAGATCGAGACGCTGTTTATGCACAAAGTGAAACTCTCTCTTTTATTAATAGTAATAGTAGTGCACCTGAACGAATTCGCCAAGCGGCAGTCCGATTACCGCATACTTGGGATGGTGCCGTCGCAACAACTACACGTCAAAATCCGGTGTTAGAGGCAGAAATGCCATTTTATTCTAACGTACGTTTTTATCCGGGTAAAGCAGCGAATAAGACGTCGAATACTGCATTTAATCAGTTTCATCAGTTATCGACGATATGGGAATCAACATTAGAAGATTCACCATTGATTCATTGTTATTGCTCCGTTGGTGAAGATTTCAATCTTGGATTCTTCACTGGAGCTCCCGTGGCTTGGCGAGTGCCACAGTTATCAGAACCTCCTGCTGTTTAAGCAGGAGTTTTGGGGACAGACACCCCGTTACAGAAAATGTGGAGTTATAAGATTCTCCAGCAGGAAAAACAAAATCCACATCTCGGTGGCTGAGATGGGGGACAATTGTCCCTGAGCTATGCCGTATCTATTTCATGTGATGAAATTTTTACCTGGCATAGCCAGGGTTTTTCGTAGTCACAAGTTCTAGTTAGCGTAGCTCAGTAGTGTATTTAAACACACTACCTTTGAGTAGGTTTAAAATTTTTGCAGACCTACTCAACGCGAGCCATATATGCA